TTTCAAATGCCCATAGATTGCATCAAGCTGGTCTGCCCTCCAAATTTCATCAGCATCCACTTCCATAACCACACCCTTTTCAACTCCACTCAAAGCCTCTTTAATCATGGCCAACTTTCCTGCAAATGGTTTGGCTTGCCAATAGACTGCAACATTGGGCTCTTTAATGCTGTTTAGATATTCATGGGTTCCATCTACACTCACAAAGTTCTTGTGCCATTTATCTGGAACCTGCTTGCACCACCTGGTGCATCCCAGGGGTTCTGAAACTCCCTCTACAATTCTCCACTGCCAAGGAATTTTCAGTTTCTTGAACTCATCAAGATGCCTGTTTATGTAGGGCATCCCATTAAGAACAATGGTAAAGATTGTCAGCATTTTAGTCTGCCATAGATAACACTAATCTCTGAGCAAAAAGAAACAGAGTCATACCTGTAGCACTCAAAGCCAATAGACTTGAACCAATCCTTAAACTCCTCAAGCCAACGATCTGAGTAGTGTAGCTCAATGGCAATTTCTTTTAGATTGTGAACATTCCCAATTTGCAAGAGATGCGCTTCATCCCCTTCAATATCACATTTAACATGGGTAATTGAATTTTCAGTTATCCAGGCATCCATCTGAAAGCCTGAGTCTGCCTTTTCACAAATGAACTTTCCTTGTGGGTATTGCTGTGAAAGGGTTGCGATGTCTCCCTGGTTTACGTCCACTCCCATGTAAAATTCTGGCTTTTGAGATAGGAAATATTTGGCTGTTCCATTTCCCTCCTCCCTCTCTGCTTGAGTCCAGAATGCACATCCTAAATCCAAGACTCTTCCCCCAGCAACATTGAGATGTTCCCAATGAATCTGAGGGGCTTCTGATGTAATTACTCCTTTAATCATAGTTGAAATATGGCGGCTCCATTCCGCACAGACCAATCCTCCCAAAGCAGTTCAGCAAATCCTTTCAGCTTGTTGTAGTTTGCTAGGTTCTTAATGTCATTCACATCATCCAATGCAATGATTGCTTTCTCTGCCAAGAATGGCCTTACACATCGAAGCTCTGCCTCACCAGAAAAGGGCGAGCCATCAATAAGAACAAAGCTAAAATTTACCTTATGCTCAATATGAATGTCCTCTATGGCATTTGTGCTGAATGGTTCAGCAGATTGAACACACTCATGATACCAGCCAATCACTTGAGTTAGAGGATATTGATTAAGGTTGGTTTTGTTTGTCCCATAAAATTCTGCTATATCCAACTGGTTCATCCATAGCTTTGGAAGAGTTGCAGTTCCGTTGATAGAAACTCCTCCCCTTGCAGATAGATTCATTGAATGCCTACCAATGCGATCTGGGTGGTTCTCAATACTGAATAGTCTTTTTGTCCTAATACATTGAGTGGAGCCATCCCCAGTTCCTCCACCAATCTCCAGGCCAACATCTAGTCCCTCACTATACCTGGCAAGGGCTTTGCCAAATGAATCATGAATGGTTACTTCTTGCATTTCACTTTCTCCTCTAAAGCCTTGCGAATCACATAAGCAATCACCGCCTCTTTGTCGTGCTTCAATGCAATCATCCCAGCCTTGTATAAATCTTTCTCAGCTTTCTGGTCATAACTCACATCCACCTCAACCATCGGAGGAACTGATCGAGCCTCTCCAAAGCGAATGATTCCAGCCTTATGATTGCCAGTTTTGGCTTTTGCGTTTTTCATAGATTGCCTTTCCTTTCTCATAAAACTTTGGCTGATTGTGGTGAACAAGTTGCTGGTCTGCTTCTTTGCCAGTGTGGATTGGGTTCTCATGAGTGAACTTCAAATCTTTTGCCTCAATAACAACTTGGTCGGCATAGGCTCTTTCTGTGAATTCGTTATCGGAATACAAACCATCGGATTCCTGATAGTCTGGATGGAATAGCCATCCGCCCTGGGTCTCAAGCCTCTTTTTGTTTAGAATGGCCATGCAGAGCAGGTTGTCTGACCTGTAGCCATCTGATACTGCCAAGACTTGATCGGTGGTTTTAGAGCCAATTAAAGAGCAAATAGAGGCATCCCAGTGTCTTGGTGGAGCCCAATCATCGGACATCTGCACAATGATGTCTGAATTGGCCAGTTTTGCCCCATGGTTCCAGGCATTGATAATGCCACCAGGATTGCATCTAATAGCCTGGTGTGGGGTGTAATCAGTAGAATCGTCATGATCTACCATGAAAAGCCACTCCACCTCTAGGGGTTTCTCGGCCAATGAAAGCCATTGGAACCTTCTCTGCCAAGCAACTTGTGGCCGCCCCTTGGTTGCATGAACCATGGTGATTCTGGGGGCTGGTTTTATCTTCTTCATCTTTGCCACCTCATCAGCCTTACCAACACACGCAGAAGCAGTCTCATATAGGTCTATTGATTGCCAGCCATAGATTGCCTCAACCTGGTTCCAGTAGTGTGAGGATGGTCTGGGTAGGCTCATGGCCGCCCTGGCTGAACCCCATGCCTTAACCCATTGACCTCTTCCGGCATACTCCAATGCTGTCCAATAGTGTGCCTCTCTCCTGTCTGGCTGGAGTGTAATTGCCTGTCCAAGATACTTCAGCCTATTCTCTGGCTTTGCACATCTGCCCATATTGCAAAGAACATCATACCTTAATGTGTCATCAAGGTCTTTGAACATTAAGGCCATTTCACCAAACTCCAAGCACTTCTCCCAGTTCATGGAAAGGAAATGCTCTTGCTGGGTGTAGTATAGAGAGTTGGGGGCTGGCTCCAGGGTATCTTTTAGGATTGTAAGGTTTCTATCTGCTGATGCTTTTTTATATCCATGTGGCTTGTGAACCCTAACCACCTTGTCCACCCCAAAAAGTTTATCTGGCTCATTGGCAATCAAAGCCTCATGAACCCTGTTCTTCCATTTGCATTTGCCTTTTCTGCTGGCCATTTCCCTCAATGGTATAAGTCCAGCATTTTGAACATCGTATCTAAAGGCAATTAAATCTGCCCCTCTTTTGTTTGCCTCTTCAATGGCATTATCCACCAGGGCTTCTGCCCCTGGTTGCATCACATCATCAGCATCCACCCACAAAGCCCACTCATTCTTGCAAGCCTCCAAGGCTGTATTCCTGGCAGAGGCAAAATCATCTACATGATTCCAGCCATTGTTTTTATTTTTATAATGAACAATTCTAGCACCGTGAGCCAATGCAATCTCTTCTGTTTTGTCTGCCTCAAGGCTCCCCCTAGAGATGCAAACAATAAACTCTTCTGCCATCGGCTTAAATGACTCCAAGCACCTGGCAATATAGGCTTCTTCATTTCCAGCTATAAGATAAATTGAAATGTCGTGTTTCATTTAGGATTTCAAGGGTGTGGGATTTCAGTTCAAAGTAAAGCGTTAAGCGTCGTCATTAGGGTGGTTATTCTGGAATCTAGTGAAGAAATGGTGAGGCTTTTCCCGATTGAGTAGAAAGACATTTGAGCCGATGAAAATTGGTTAGCAGTTGTTGAAGTAAATCCGCAGAAAACGCCAAATAATTGACTACTAGGAGAGCCAGATGTTTGGGTCGTAGTTGCATCATAAATAGTCCCACCGGAAATAGTTACTCTTGAAGTAAAATTGGCACTATTATTTCTTGTAGATGCTTGGAATCCAAGAGGCTTGGAGCCAAATGATCTTGCAGTTGCGGCTCGATTTCTAAAGGAGGTATTGTTTATTAGCGTATGATAGATGTTTAATATGTTTCCAATAGTATTCTGAGTTCCAACTAGCACCCCAACATTAGTTGTCTGGCTTGCTGAAACATAACAAGAAATATGCGAATCGTTTTGAGGAAAATTTGTTGTGTCATTATTATTATATCCGGTGGCTAAATATTTGCTTGCACCATCTCCTAATAGCCCAAGCTTTCTGCTATAATCTCCACTCACAAAGTTATTGTTTGTGGGGGCATTTCCCTTGAGTGGAACAATAGCCCCCGCCACCGTTCTTGCCCCAGCCATAATGCAAGAGGCTACAATAGCATCCCAAATGCCGTCAGCCTTGCATCCAACAACAAAGGTATTGATGGCACTTTTAACAGAGCTTTCTAGGGCTTGCCCATCAGCGGCCTCTACTGCGTTTAGATATGCAAGAGCATCTGCATCGTAGGTGTTCTTAATAGACAGAGAGCCGATTCCACCAATTCTTGTGCTTCCAATTAACATAGGATTTCTAGGTGCAGGGTGTCAATAGATGGCGTATTTGGCGTTCAGATAGCCTTCAACTTGCTGGCGTTCTGTGGTTGTAAGACTTCTATCATAAACAATCACTTCTGCCAATTTTGAGTTAAATGGATCGCCCATTCCACCCCCAATAATCAATGCCCCCCCAACTTGCATATCTGTAATGCTTGGATTGAATGTTGTTACAAATGTTTGCTCATTGCTTGCGTTAATAAAAAATGAACCATTATTCCCGTCTGTTTTTGTGGTTGAAATATACCAAGCATTATTTGATGTTGGCAATCCAACCAGAAACGAATTATTCGCACTAAGGCACCACATATCATCTGTGCCATTGTTTCGCAGAAGTGGCAATAAGTTTCCCGGCGTTTCAAAATCTAAATAGCCTATATTGCTTTGAGAGAATGGCCTTGCAAAATTACTCAAATTTGCTGATACAAATTTGAAAACAATAAAGACGGTTTGTTGTGTAAAATTGATTGTTGGAAATGATGCAGACATATATTTATCTGTTGCAAAATCTATGACTGGTTTCCCATTTAATTCGCTTGCTATAAAAGTGGGTTCATTTCCACCCAAGGCAGTCATATTTTTTCCTGCGCCACTTTGATCTGCCCAAGCTGTAACAACTTCGGAAAATGGAGTTCCTTCAAATGGATAAGTTTTTCCGATTCCAGAGTTGTATAAAAATGTAATTTCTGCGCCAGTCAAAGCACGACTCCAAGCCCCAACCTCATCAATTCTTCCTATGTATGTTGAGTCCCCATTGTTATTTGCCCCAATAAAAAATCCGACATCGTAACTTGGATAAGTATAGGAGCTAGTTCCTATTGATACATTATCAATACTTAACTCTATTGTTCCAGAGCCATATTTTAATACAACAAAATGCCAGCTATCATCATTATAAGAAGCAGAAGATGTTATCGGGCCGACTCCCCCGCCCTCAAAATATATTTGCCCGCTTGGGTTGAATACCACTTGAAAGTTATTTTCTTCATTCTCGTTGCTTGCAAATATAACGCGATAACCTCCGCCTGTGGTTGTTTTCACCCACGCAGAGATTGTTGCTCTCGCTCCAAAATTAATGTTTGAATTTGCCTTTAACCAGTTGCTTGAATCAAAGATTGCTCCGTTGTTAATAATTCCAGATGAATTTCCGACTCCATTATTGTTTATTAAAGT